CTTATATCTGAACCGACCGACGAGGAGAAGATCAGATTTTTTTGAAAAAATTAAAATAAGGTATTGACATTATATCTATTAACAGATATAATGAATATATCAAATAAAGAAAGGGCGTTACAAGGTAGCGCAAGGGTAAACAGCTATGATAAAATTATATACCGTGAATGGAGCTAGGAGGTTCCAAGAAGTGAAGAACGTGCCGGAGGTTGGCGATTATTGGCCGGACTTGGGCGGTGAGGTAGTCGGCGTTGAGCCGGTAAAACTTGACGATATGAGCAATAACCGCGCATTTCTTGGATATAATGAGCGCATCTATAAAGCCTATCGCGTATTGTTCATCAATCGCGGATGTGATGATGAGCGCGAAGACCCAATGGAAGATTACATCGTGACTATCAACGACATAGAGCAGGAAGAGGAGGCGGAATAAATGATAATAACAAATAGTGATATTGGCGTAATTATAGATTCGATATTGAAATGTCAGGAAATCGATTTCCCGATGGAAGAAATACTCCGATATGTTGACGCTAACATTGACGAGACTAACCCCGACGGGGAAGGGTACGAGTGGCTATCAGACATAACCCCCGCGAAATTGGGCGACTGCATATTCTCTATTGTTCGAGAGATTAAAACAGTATTGGAGGAACGCGAAATGGCCGCGGAGGACGAAAAACGCCGCATTGAACGACTTTTTGAAAATAATTAATTACGTTGAGCGCCTCCGGGCGCTCTTTTTTATTGCTCAAAAATGCCGTAAAATAAGTGGCTGCGCGGTTCTGTTTACAATCTGTATACAACTTGTATACAAAATGTTACAGAACTGTAACAAATTGTAACCTGAGACTTAGATTTAGATTAGATTTAGATTTAGTTATTAAAATATATATTAATACTCCTTATCAGTCGTATTAATATGAGAGAGCGGGCGCGTGCGCGCGTAAATACACCTTTTTTCCTTTTTTGTCAAGTGAAAATCAAAAAATATTCCCGACATTAATTTTTGATATTTACTTGATAAAAATAAATCTATGTGATATAATTGATGACATCAACAACAATATATATATCTTAACACATATGATCGCCGGAGAATTCCGGCACACGACGAACAAACGATTCTAAATACACAGAGCAGAACAAACCGCCTGATGTATTTTCTTTTCGTTTGTTTTTTTATTTTCCAGGAAGGAGGCGCAACAGATGCCGAAAAAAAATACTTACATTCCAAGCCGGAACACAGAGAAAGCCGAGAATGGGACAGAATATTACGCTAGCAATATGTGCCGCCTTGCGGATGAATACGTGGACAACCTCTCAGACCCGACAGCTATCACAGACAATACTACACTGTTTAGCGGTATGATAAAATATATCAATGTAAAATGGTTCAAATATAATAAACCTAACTATGACGATATTGATTTGTTAAATAACATTTGGGACATGTATACCGGATTATGCTATAGATACAATAAATACCCAACAGTTATAGAGTTTAGTTTATTAATAGGTTTAAATAAAGATACTATTGATAAATGGAAAAATGAAGTAAGAAGAAATTATATATATTATGATAGTAATAATAATATAATAAAAGATATAGAAAGTTATAGATTAAATTATCCAGAGGCTGAGATAGAGCAGAAACTAAGTACTTCTCACGCAAACGCGGTTAAAAGGTGGCTTGGAGAATGTGAGAATAACTTGATTCGTGGAGCGCAGGAAGTAAACCGTATCGGTTGCATTTTTGCTTTGAAGGCGAACTACGGCTACACCGAGACCGCGCCGGCAATCAAGGAAGGACCACGACGCGACAGCCTGACCGCTGCACAGCTGCCACAGTTGACCGCCTCCGGACGCCTGGAATTGTCCGACAATGAGACACAATAGGCAGTTGTAAACCATACACAATTTAGACACAATTCAGACCTTTAAAAAACCCTTTAAAATAAGGCTTTCCGAACACGATAAACCTTAATAACGACACAAAATAAATATTTTGCGACATACTTAATCATAAAGGCGTTGAATTGTATTAATTGTTTGAGAATGGCACACAATTTAGCCGCTAGGGGGTGGGGGTTTAGATAGATCCGCCAAAAGGCTCTACTAAGTCCCTCATACTACCGCAAAAATAAAAAGGCTTTCCGGTAGTCCCATTCCAAAATATTCCAAAAAACAAAAAGGAGTAAATCAATGTTTTATAACAGTTTGGCAGAAACGCAGAAATCTTATAGAGACCGTGTTAAGGATATTCTTGATAAAGACACCACCTTGCCGGCAAGTAAACGTGAAGTATTGCAGATATTTGATTACCTGGCAGAACAACACGCGGATGATGTTAGGGCCTGTAACATTCTTGATAAGGTTGTTAAGGCTAATGTCAGCCGCAGGAAATATAAAAAGATTATGCTTGCGGCGGCTAAAGAACTTACGAATATACGTTAGGCATAAAGGGGCATCGTTTAATGGCAAGACACGGCACTTTGACTGCCGGGATATGGGTTCGATTCCCATTGCTCCCGTTCGGGAAGAGGTTCAGATGGACGGCTGAATGGCTCTTCCCCACATGATATATCTGTATTCCATATTTATCATGAACCCCCTTTCTCCGCTAGGACTATTCTGTTAAGAACCGTGAGAGACGGTTCGGCGGGGTTTGTTCGGACAGAACATTAAGATGTCTGCTTGTGTGCTTATCCCACTGCGCACAAACGGCATTGTGGAAATCAACCCGTGGTTTTATTTGTTTCCCACGTTCCGTGATAGGCGGATGACATATTATAACTCCTCTTAAAAGTATGTGGTGTGCAGACGTACGGTTGTTTGCATACCGGCGCAAAACGTAGCTTAATTGGCAAAGCAAAGGTTTTTTCATCCTTTCTGACCTTGATGTCGGTCCGACTCCGGCCGTTTTGCTTAAAACATGATTATCTCGGTGCAGATAGGTTTTTCAGCCTTGCCGAGACACGCGAGAAAACGAGATAGGCATAATCGGGATACCGGGTATGCTAATATCTTTTGCTGTACTGTGAGGTACGGCAGGGAGACGGAAACCGTCAACAATGCTTGCGTGGTGTATCATCATAGAGAAGCCAAGGGCAGAGGACTTGTGGCTGTGAATAATAGACGCCTACGGTGTAGGAATAATCCGTTGAAGTTCGCGGAATGAGAGACCACGGACAAATCACGGAAAATCTCAAACTAAGCAGTGTGCCTTGAAGCCGGAGAAATCCGGATATAACACAAGTAACTCGTTAAAGTAGCGGTACGGCACGATTTCATTCTAACAATTGTTGAGCACAACAACATTCCGAAAGAACCGTGAAATTTGCGGGTATCAATCCCGCGTGTGCTTGAAAGCGGCAAGAAGCCTTAGGGTCGCTCCCAAAGGCTCGGACTTGTCGTCACAGTGGCAGAATATGGCTGTATGTATGGTGAATAAAGAGAAATCTTAATTATGTTTTAGTTTTTGGCACGGCAAGATAGGTATTGTAGTAGTAGGGACTTGCCGTTCCAAAATATGCAGATGTGGTGTAATGGTATCACAGTAGCTTGCTAAGCTATCCAACATAAAATGTTGTGTAGGTTCGAGTCCTACCATCTGCGCTTTCACATATAAACGAAATGGGAATATAGTTGTTGGTTATCTGTATTATCCCAAAACCATCTATGTGTGAATTGATGTGTGGCGGAATGGGTAAACGCTAATTGATGGTTAAGAGAACGGTGTGCGACAAGGATTGCTAGAACAAGTCTGGTAAATAGCTGTAAGCAATTACACCAATAAATCCGTTAGAAAATAAAAATCCATTTATCCCTATTCGTAGGTGCAGACTAACTGACGGAATCTCATGTGTGGTTCAAATCCTCACCACATCAAGCGGTCGGGTAGCTCCCGAATAAGCAGGCGTTACAGTAGTCCCTGCTGAATAATTAAAATGCTTGTGTGGCTAGTTTTAACTCGAATATGAAAAGAGTTGGAGTTGGTCACACAAGAAACTGTACAACGGATAGTAGTTCAGTTGGGAGAACACCCACTGCGCTAAAGGAGGTGGTTATATGCTCAAAAGATTAGCAAATTGGTATATCCGGCACAAAACAAAGAATTTAACGCGAATACCGCTTTTTACAATGACATTTGATTACCGGAAATATAAAGCAGAGGGCAAAAAGGACAGCTGCACATTTTATTGTTATCCTGATATTGTGAATGACGAGTATGTGAAAGAAAAGCTGTCTGATGTTGTTGATTATATCCGAGATAACTATGATTTGGATATATTTACAAAGATTTGAGGTGGCGATATGAAAGATTGCTCAATTTGCAAATATTGTGATGAAGATTTTATTTTTGACGAAGAAATAGGAGAAGAATATTCAGTTTACAGTTGCCAAAAAGGAAATGATACATCACTTGATTGTGAGTGCAAGGATTTCAAGCAATGCAAACCCCGGAAATATAAAGAGAAAGATACTGAATGCGATATATGCGAATACAAAGAAAAATGTGCAAAATATAGTTCTGGGATAGACTGCACAACCTGCGAAGATATAAAACCACATATTATTTATCCGCGAGATAAATGTGTTAAAAGGGCTTATGACTCTACGGGTCTTAATAATAAATTAGAGCATATGCAAATTGATATAAACCAATGGCTTCGGCTTGCTAATATGCCTACAGATGTGAAATAGAAAATGTAAAAAAGCAAAAGAACGAGGTGTTGAGATACCTAAAAATATAGCGGACTATTTCAAGAAATATGGAGTGTAATATGTGTGAATTTTGCGAAGAAACAAACTTTAAAATTGTAGATGGGTATGAAAAAGGGAAAAAACATACAGAAAGAACAAAAAGTATTTTTTGCTCAAAAGATTATGAACTTAACGAAGTCAACGGAATAATATTAGTGATTGACGAAGATAAAGAAAACCGACTGTATTTTGATAATTCAAGTTGGGAATATGCAAGAGGATATATAAAAATCAATTATTGCCCTATCTGCGGTAGAGAACTTTTGATAGAGAATAAAGAAAAATTTGTACAGACAATGAGACAACTAACGGCAAAGCGAAAAAAATAAAATTGCCCTATCTGCGGTAGAAAGTTGATGGAAGAATGACGGAAACAACTATTTTGTATATTTCCAAGGAACAGAAAAACATAAGAGATTTTCTTGATTACATAGCAAAAAGAGTAAAAGGCAAATGTAGTGTTTACACTTATCATCGCGATAAAAACATCTTAGAAATAGACAATATAAGAATTGTTGGCAAAAATATTTATGGAAATTATCTTGGAGCCGGCTACGGATATTGCCTGTATTATTGCTTTTCAAGCAAATTCGGTAAAGGCGCCTACGACACCAAAAGAGAGAATGAAGCTTTAAGGCAAATTCTTATGCACGCAAGAGAGGGCGCGAGAGAAATATCAGAGGATGAAGTGATGAATATACTAGGCTTGACTTGAAAGTTGGTGGAAAAATGAACGATTTCTTAAAATTCTTTGATGATAAAGCAAAAGACTTCCCGATGCATCTTGAAATTACTTACAGCAAAATATGCGATTGGAATATTTTGATTTATAAAAAAGGCTGTGCTGAAGATTATCCTGAAGCTAGACATGACGGCGAAGATGTAATAATTGTCGATGAAAGTGATTGCGACATGGAACTTTGCTTTGCTAAGGCGCATGTGAAGTTGAAAGAATGGCTGTTAGAATTTGACGGCGGATATTAAGGCGGTGGAAGAATGAAAAACGGATGTTACATAACCGACAAGGGCGTAAAATACGAGGTTTGCAATAATCAAATAATGGTTGAACACGATAACGAATATTATGGCTGTTTGTATGGCAAATCATCAATGGCCATATATAAAGGCAATTTGGAAGTGTTACATACCGGTTCGAGAAATATCAATACACCCGACGAACTATTTGAGTTACTTTCAGAGATGCCAGAGATGTTTGAGAACATTGACAACCCTTTATCCGATTATCAACCGCCATCTGAAGAAGCAATGGTAAATTATGGCATAGATATTTCAAAAGAAATGGTAGAAAAATATGCTTTGGAAGAGTTTGGTAGGCTGCCACAAAGCCGCAGTGAAATGACTCGCACTATGGAGTCTAAAATAATTGAGGAAACAAGGAGATTTATGAGTAATGGAAGAAAAAATCAAAATAATATCTGATGGCAAAATCGCACAAGTGTTTATTGATGGCAAAAAAGTAAAATGCACGGACATGGAGTTACATTTTATCGGTCATTCAAACCAAAGTCCAATGATTAAAGTTAATGCGCGATGGCATAAAACAGATGAAAACGGAAATACAATTCTGAATGAGGATAAAACTGTCATATTGACAGAGAGAATCAAAATAAACTGTTAGGAGCGAGATTATGAAAATATCAGAGATGAATAAATGTATTGCAGCAATGCGCGATTGTTATAATTTCAAAGATGATGAAACGGAAATTAGACTTGTAAATACGGTAAACTATGAGGACAAATATGTTTATATTAGTACAAAAGATAAAAATGGAACAAGAATTGAAATGTCAAAATGTTTGGACGAAATTAAGGACAATAAATGAATAAAACAAAATCAATGCAGGAAATAGCGCAAAAAGCAGCGGAGAAAATAAGAAAATATATGGCGGATAATAAAGCGGGTAGGCAAAAACTTTATGAATGTTTGTACAAGCAAGAACCTATCGAACCTAATTATAAAAAGTGCAATCTGGCTTTCTGCCGATACAACATAGACGGCGAATGTGTTAATGACAAGGCGAGAGAAGAATGTGCCGAAGTTTCAAGAAAGGTGTTGTGCATAAATGAAGAAAACATTCAGAAAGATTGATAATGTTAAACATATCGGCGATGATGATGGCAAACCGATAGAAACATCTGAATTTCACGATATGGCTATTGGCATTGATATTTCAGTTGATGCAGTCAATGAGTATGCAAAATCAATTCTAGGCAGATACCCGAAAAATAATTATGAATTTTCAAGTGCATTAGCAATGAAAATTCTAGAGGAAGCAAAATCATTAGCGAATAATGAGAAAAAGGAGTGAGATTATGTTAATAGTTGCATTACAAGATGATGTAGATAACTTGTATGCCATATGGGACACAGTTACAGACCGATTTTTAGGAGTTAATCTTGGAAAATATGAAGCTGTCGGAATTATTATGGACTACAAGGAAAATTACACCTTTAAAGGAACATTAGACCGAGTAGAACACCCACAGCCGTTTATAGATATTGCTAAGTGTATATGCAATGAATTAAAACCTTGCGATGACGACAAAATAGAAAAAGCAATTAAGTATCTGAAAGACATGTCATGGGAAATAGGTACTGTTAGTGCTGAATGCCTTTCGGAAAAGGCCGGACAAAAAATGAGAGAGTGCATAGATGTACTTGAAAGCAGAATTGATGAATTAGAACAATGATTGCTGATTATCAGCGGAAAGGAAGAAATCATGAAAAAGAAACTTTTAGCATTAGGAATGACAATCTGCATTGCGCTTGAAATGGTTGGCTGTAGAACCGCAGATGTCGTGAATCACAATCTGTCAAAAGATGGAGATGAGTTCAATCTCTATCGAAAAATTACAGTTACAAATGCAAGGACAGATACAATTATGTTGCAGGCAGAGGGATATATGAGCCTTAGCAACAACAGTAGTAATGAACTTGTAGTTACTATCAAAACAGGCGAGAACACATATTGCAAAGATTATATATATCTTAACGATTGGACGTGTTATGTTATGGAGCAAACAGAACCGGTTGGGACAGATAAGTACCATTATGAATTGGTGTTTTACCCTGAAAGATTAATACCAGATATTGATATTAAATAAATAATATATTAACCGGCTAACAAATGGAGTTAGTTGCTAACCTAGAAAAATTATAGGCAGAGAGGTCTATAAGCATCTCTGCAAAAGCGGAGGTGCTTTTCTTTATGGCTAGTCAGAGCCTAATTTCAACAGTAAAAGGATATGAAAACTACATAGAGCGAAACGGAATAGACGAACAGGTCATTGACGCGTACATAGAAGCCGCAAAAGTAGCCGTAAATGGCGAAAACGATATAATGTATGGCTTGCGGTTGGCAGACCGCTCTAAGGGCATAATAGAGCGTTTCTGCATGGAAAGGACCGGCGGTACAATATGGGATTTGGAAAAGTATGCTTTCGCAAATAAGACTTATTACGATCTGATAGACAAATACTACCGACCGGTGCTTATAAGAGCGCAAAACCAACAAGTCGATGACTATTTTCAATACTTGGAACGTAAAAGGGAACCGCGTGAACGGTTCTATATGCCCCGAAAGAAATGTTTTGAGAAAATGGGACTTATACAAGCCTTGCAAGGAATGATTGATGACGAATATGACATATTATGCATATCGGGTATTCCGGGTTTTGGCAAGACTACAACCGAGAAGTTCTTTAATTCGGGCGTTATAGGGTGGTTTCCTATGGATTTTACATTGTTTTATTCGCACAGTGGCGATATTACACGAATGTATTATGACGGTGTATACGACATTGTGACAAACAGCGATGAATACACTTGGAACGAGATATTCCCAGGGCTGTCTGTAACGTCCACAAACGCCAAAATGGAGCAGTTTAACGTAGGCAAGTATAAACCATTCCCGTCAATGCAGTGTACGTCCGTAGGCAGTAAAAACGCCGGTAAAGTCCGCGCAAGTAAATTCTTGCTTGTTGATGATATGATAGGCGGCATTGAAGAAGCATTAAATCCCACCATTCTTGATAAGCTGTGGAGCAAATACACCGTAGATGCAAGGCAGAGAAAGATAGAAGATACAAGCGGCAAGGCTTGTAAAGAAATCCATATCGCTACAAGGTGGTCGGTGCAGGATGTCATCGGCAGAATACAAAACAAGTATGCTGGAAATCCGCGTGTGAAGATAATTGCAATGCCTGATGTAGATCCGGTAACCGGAGAAAGCAACTTTGATTTTGAGTTTGGCGGATTTACCAAAGAGTTTTTTGCCGACCAACAGTTACTTATGGACGAAATCTCTTATAAATGCCTATATAAGCAAGAACCGGTTGAACGTGAGGGATTATTGTTTCCGGACGATAAAATCCGCAGATACCTTAATCTTCCGCACGGAGAACCGGAGATTATTACCGGACAATGCGATACAAAGGGCAAAGGAACCGACTATTTTGTGCTTCCGGTATTACAGAAATACGGAGATGATTACTATTGTGTGGATTGCGTGTGCGATAATACAGCGGATTACGAAAAGCAATACGAGAATGCCGCAAACGTAATTGTCAACAATGAGGTGCAGGAATGCGAGTTTGAACGAAATGCCGGTGGTGATCGTGTGGCAATGGAAGTCAATAAGCGAGTTGAAGATAAAGGTTGGATATGCAACATTACTGATATTCCAACAGAAACCAACAAGGAAGCAAGAATTTTCCAATGTTCAAATTGGATTTTACAACACGTTATCTTTAAGGACCCGTCACAGTACACACCAACCGAACCGTACGGTGTTATGATGGCACTTTTAAAGCAGTATTCAGTCAGCGGAAAAAAACAGCTAGATGATGTACCGGATGTTTTTTCAAACTTTGCGTTAAGGATGCAAAAAGGCAATAGGACACGAAAGACAGTAATTATGTCAAGTCCGATATAGGGAGGTATTGAATGACGACCAAAGACTATCTGAATCAAGTAGGCAGGCTTAATCGAATGATTAACAACAAGCTCGTGGAAATCGCGCAGCTTAAGGAATTGGCTTGTAGTATATCAGCAATACAAACCGGAGAACGAGTTCAGACGACACCGAACTATGACAAGATAGGCACAGCATACGCCAAAATCGACGAAAAGGAACGTGAAACGGACTTATTGATAGATAAGTATATTGACACAAAAAACAACATAATTGCGCAAATAAAGAATATACCTTGTGATAGACATCGAAAAGTGATTTATTGGAGATATATTGAGCAATATAGTATACACCGGATTTCTCAATTTTTAGGTATTACGGACAGAGGATGTAAAAAGTTACACAAAAGAGCAATAGAAGAATTTGAAAAAGCAAACAAAACACAAAATATAGTATAATGCTTGACAGTTCACTACAATATGTTGTATAATCGTATCGTGAAAAACTGTAAAATAAATTATTCTTTTGGCAACAACATAGAAAGCACATCACTTTTATAAGCGGTGTGCTTTTTTCATGGAGAAAATTATGGAAAGTAAAACAATATATTGCCCTCGGTGTGGGCGCAAAGTTACCACATATGATGGTAAATCTACTATGAATCCATTTGCTAAGTGTAAAAAATGTAAGAAACTTGTCATATATGACATAGAACACAATAAGACATTATTAAAACCGCTCCCGGAACGCAGAACAAGTTCGGGAGTTACTTTTTGTTAGAGGTAGTAAGGCTATGCAGAACGCAGGAAGAATTGTAATAACAACGGATGTTCCGGAAATCACATATAAAAATGTATTAGATGTAGTCCGTAAGGCTTATGCGGTGCATACGCAGAATGCAACCAAAATACAAGGACTTCTTGATTATGACGCAGGAGTGCAGCCGATAATTCGTAAGAACCCGAAGACATACAGACCTGACATTGATTGCGAGTGCGTAGACAATGTGGCGCATCAGGCATCCGACTTTTGGACGGGTTTCGCGTGGGGCAACCCTATAACACTTGTTCAGAACGGAGACGGTAAAGAGCGATTTATAGCCGATGCAATATCAGAACTGAATAAGCAGTATGAATTGTTGAGAATAAAGTCCAAAACGCAGGAATTAGGACGATATGTAACGGTTGACGCGGTATGCAACGTGTACGTTGATGTGAATATGGATTGGAAAGAGGGCAAGCCTTACTTTACATATGACATATTAGACCCCAGGACATCGTTTGTTATTAAGTCAAGCTATTATTCAGATAAACGAACAATGTTAGGCGTTACATATAGGCACGACAGCGAAAGTGGTAATAATTATTTTACTTGCTTTTCAAAGGACTTCCGGTTTGAGATAGTAAACCTCAATGAAATCGCAAACGGAGATTTTACAAAGCCTGAGGGTTGGCGACATAAACAACGGAGCGGAGAGACAAATCCTCTTGGTGTAGTGCCGATAGTTGAATATTTCCGCTCGTATGACCGTATGGGCGTATGGGAACATCAACAATCGGAATTAGATAACCTTAATCTTCTGATTTCGGACTTCACTAACGATGTCGAGCAGAATACACAAGCGGTATGGCACACCAACGATGTAGAGTTCCCTACCATACAAGAAGTGACAGAAGATAAAGACGGTGTAAAACACGTTACCGAGACGGTCAGAAAGCCTAAATCAGGAGAATGGATGCAGACTTATACAACCGCAGACGGCAAAACACCGTTAGTTGAAAGCCTTGCAATCAATTACGACTACACCGGAATGCTTAACAATATTCAATACAGACGTAATAAAATCCTTGAAAAGTGCAATGTTCCGCTGACAAACGATAACGCATCTAACATAACCGGTGTTGCGGCAAGCAATGCAAGCGGTTGGGACCATGCAGAAGCAGCGGCAACCAAATTACAGATGATAACCGAAAGCTGCAAAATGGACGAATTGGAAGTAGTGCTTGCAGCGATAGAAGCAAGTCCGTATGTACCACAAGATAGTCCGTTAAGGCAGATAACACTTGCGGATATTGAGGTAAATATCAAGAGGCAAAAGCTTTATGAACTTTCGACAAAGGTAAACAGCATTGCGACACTTGTTAATACCGGATTTGACGGTGGCAAGGTACTCAATGCGATACCGGTATTTGATGACCCTAACGAAGTATGGGAAGCAAGTAAAGATACAGTCGAACAAATACAACGAGCCGGCTTTAAGAATGGAACATCAGCGGATGAACCTAACGCGGGGCGGACAATGCAAGACTTATCTGATCAAGTCGGGAACAGTCCTCTTATAGATAAGAGCAGAACAGCAAATAATTAAAAATAGGCTACTAAGGGCAAGACCTTTAGTAGCTTTTTATATGCCCTAGAGAAAGGGCGTAATAAATATCGCACGAAGTCAGAGAAGACGTTAATCGCAGAAAGTAGAGGTAAAAATTATGGCAGAAGAAACCAAAGTAACAGAGATAACGACAGAACCAACAACCACAAAACCGACTGAAAAACCGGCAACACCTACGGTTGAAGAACTTATGGCGCAGCTTGCTAGTGAAAAAGCAGAAAAAGAAAAGTATAAAAGCGCATCCGATAAAGCTAGTTCGGAAGCAGCACAATACAAGAAACAGTTACGCCTTAAGCAGACAACAGAGGAGCAGGAAGCGGAAGCAAAGGCAGAAGCCGAACGCTTGCAGAACGAAAAATATGAGGAAGCCGTTAAGGAACTTAATCATATTAAAGCGGTCAACGCATATAAGAGCGTGTCTGAAAAGGCTGTTGAAAAGCTGATTGACGCGGTTTCGGACGCAGACCATAGCGCGATTGCGGCAATTATTGAAGCAGAAAAGAAAGCTGCAGTCGCAGAAGCACAGACTGAATGGATGAAGTCACGACCTAGAGTTAATGTCGGTGGAGAGTATTCCGGCATGACTAAAGAGCAGATTATGGCTATTCCAGACAGAATAGAACGAAGAAAAGCTATTGCAATGAACATGGGATTGTTCAGCTGAAACAGGAGGTAAATTATGGCAGTAGATGCGAACTTAATCAAAAAGGCAGACCTTGTAAGAGCAAGGGAAGTAGAATTTGTCAATTTATTTGGCGAAAACATCAAGAAGCTTGTTGAAGCACTTGGTGTAACAAGAAAAATTCCAAAGCAGGCCGGCTATACACTTAAATCTTATAAGGCAACCGGAACACTTGAGGACGGCACAGTAGCCGAGGGCGAAACAATTCCGCTCTCCAAGTACCAGACAGAGGCAGTAGCCTATGCCGAAATCACGCTTAAGAAGTGGAGAAAAGCAACATCCGCAGAAGCAATCATCAATGGCGGCTACGATCAGGCAGTACAGATGACAACCGACAGAATGTTACTCGATGTTCAAAAGGGCATCAGAGGTGACTTCTTCACATTCCTTGCAACCGGAACCGGAACAGCTAAGGGAGACTCATTCCAGGCGGCACTTGCGCAGGCTTGGGGACAGTTACAAGTTAAGTTTGAGGATGATGCAATAAGCGCGGTTTATTTTATGAACCCACTTGATGTTGCTGATTACCTTGCTAAGGCACAGATAACATTACAGACAGCATTTGGTATGACCTATGTTGAGAACTTCCTCGGATTAGGTACAGTGATTTTCGACAGCAAGGTGCCAAAGGGAACTATCTATGCAACCGCAAAGGACAACATAGTTCTTTACTATGTGCCGGTAAATGGTGCCGACCTTGGAGAAGCTTTCGATTTTACATCAGATCAGACCGGACTTATCGGTATTCATGAAACACCGGATTACAGTAATATGACAGCATCCGATACGGTTGTATCCGGAATTGTCCTTTTTGCTGAAAGAATAGACGGAATTATCAAGTCTACGATTGAAGCAACAGTATCAGCTTAAGGAGTGAGCAATAGTGAGTTACAAAGTAATTCATAAGTTCATTGATTTACAAGACTCTGATTATTTATATAGGGTGGGGGATAAATACCCCCGCTCTGGAATAAATGTTAAGCAATCAAGAATTGATGAACTTGCAAGCGATAGGAATAAAGCAGGAGAACCGCTTATTGCATTGGATGAACCGGAAAAAACCGCAGATTTTACACAGTATATGAATGAGCCTATACACGAATATACGAAAACGGAAATCAACCGCACAAGTACATCGGACTTGCGCATTATTGCCGCCAAACAAGGCGTAGAAAATGCGGAAGAACTTACGGGAGCCGAACTCAAGAAACTGTTAATCGAGAAGTTAGGATTGTAGGAGCAAACAATGAACGAATACACCATATTAGAGCAAGTCAAGATACGACTTAAACAATTTCATATTGAAGATGAAACCGGAGAAGATGTGGTTGTGTTCGACAGCAAAGAAGACAATCTGTACATCCAACAGCTGATTAAGCAGGTTGAGAACGAAATAAAAAAAAGGCGTAATTACCCTAGCAGTTACACAGAAGAGCAGATTGCGGCAGATATGGCGAATTACGAGGATGTTATTGTCAACCTTGTTGTGTACGACCATTCGCAAGCCGGAGAGGCATATATGGAAACATATTCCGAGAATGGCGTAAGCCGTAAATGGGTTGAGCGTAACAAGCTGATGTCGGGCGTAATTACACTTGCTAAAATACCATAGGTTGTTTAACAACGCCTTTAGGGCATTAAAAGAAGATTGTGCGTGACCGTAAAGGTCGCAGGCGGCACACTTTAAGGGTGGTGGGCGGTGTGCCAACAAATAAACAGTTAGGAGATATGAAGTGAAAGAATTTTTATTACAGACGTATACAGTTATTCTGCCTATTTTATTAGGCTACATCGTCTGGCTCCTAAAACAGCAAAAGAAAGATAGGGATGCAAACAGCAAGGGAACAATGCTTCTTTTGCGCGTGCAACTTATTGAGTATCACGATAAGTACATGAAGTTGGGCGAAATTCCAAGCTATGCGTATGAAAACTTTGTTGAGATGTACAATGCTTATCATGCGCTTGGTGGGAATGGAATGGCAACTAAAATGTATGAAGAAATAAAAGAAATAAGATTGAAGGACGGAGGTAAGGAATGATGGATTTTTCACAAGTAGGAACTGTGCTTGCAATAGTAGTAATTGCATATCTTGTAGGACTTGCGGCAAAAGCCATTAAGGTAATTCCTGATAAGGCAATTCCGATAATTGTAGGAATTGTAGGCGGTATATTGGGCGTAATCGGAATGTATGTAATACCGGATTTTCCGGCAAATGATGTGCTGAATGCGATTGCGGTCGGAATTGTTTCCGGTTTGGCAAGTACCGGCGTAAATCAGGTTTACAAGCAGGCCACAAAGAAAGACAATGCTTGAAATTAATAAACAAATGATGAAATACTCCCGGCAAGGCGAGAGAGTAGAGATATACGAAAGAGACAGCGATGGAAACATCGTGTACACGAAATACACAACCGCAGACGGCAAGCCGATACCGGTCATAAAAGATACTGTAATCGGGTATTCTGACCCGGTTACATTCCGTGCGAGCATTAATAACAAGTTATCAGAAGTCTTGATAAAGGAATTTGGTATTGATGACAGCACAAGCTATCTTCAGATAGTAACGGATAAAGGTGCGTTACCGATTAAGACCGGAGATTACATATGGAAGTCATCGGCTGTCGGCAGGGATAAAAACAACCTTGTTGACGTTACCACGGCTGATTACATTGTCAAAGGCGTAGCGGATGAGGGATTGACGGTGGACTTATTCTTGCTACAGAAGAATGTGAGGTAGCAATATGCCGACAATCACAGTTAATATGTTTTCGCAACAATCCATTCTAAACGCCGTAAACGCCCTAAAAAGCTATTCTAATTCTCTGACGTATAAATGTCAGCTATTAGCTGAAAAACTAGCTGAAAAGGGCGTAGAAATCGCCAGAGTGCAATTAGCAGACCTTGACGCAATCTTCAAATGCGAATTGATAGAGAGTATTCATTCAGAATACGAAACATCGGTTCGCGGTGGCGGTGTATGGGCGGTGGTAGCCGGAACAGACCACGCGATGTTTGTTGAGTTCGGAACCGGCACAGTCGGGCAGAGCAGTCCATACAAAGGCAAATTACCGGACGGTGTGACTTGGCAATATGCAAGCGGCAAGACAATCAGGCAGCTTACGGACGGCAGATACGGATGGTTTTATCCGGGTGATAACGGTAATTGGTATTTTACCGAGGGTATGCCGTCAAGACCGTTTATGTACAATACGGCAAACGAACTCAGAGAGATTATTGTAAGCACAGCAAGAGAGGTGTTCGGCGATGACTAGTGATAATCAGTGGGCGTATGACCTTGACAAGATAATATATTCGATTGTATCAGCAAGAGCGAAAGAACAGCTTGTTGCGAAATATCCGACACTGTTTGTCACGGACGAGGAAGAAACATCGTCAAACCCACAGTTCCCGACAGCGTACATACACTCTCTGTCATCCGTGGAAGAGGGAGCAGACCTTGGCGGACAGACAATTAATGCTGTCAGAGCGACAGTGCAAGTCAAGGTAAGTACGAATAAGGATAGCAGCGATGCAAGAGAAGTAATGAGTGCTATCGCTGATATTTTTAAAACGATGCGGTTCAAAGCAATCGCGATGCCGGAAATTAAGACGTCCGGCGGAATATACAGAAGTGATGCGCGGTTCAGACGAATAATCGGCGCAAACGACACACTAACTTGAAAGACCTTTAAGGTCTTATTTTTTTACACAAAATTAGGAGGTAAAACACAATGGCATTAGCAGGAGTATCAACCCTTGGCGTGACATTTTCATACGGCGTTGAAACAACAGCCGGCACAAAACCTACAGCATTCAAGATTTTAACCCGTATCAATTCAATCGACGAGATTACGGTTACACCGGAAGCGATAGACGCATCCGCACTTGAAGATGCACAGACGCGTAACATTGCCGGAAGAGATACCGTAACAGATACGGTAGCAGTAGGCGTAAACAAGACAGATGACACCCTCAAAGAGTGGGAAGATTTAATCACCGCTTATAAAAAGCTTGACGGTGGCAAGAGAATGTGGTTCCAGGAGATAACACCGGGTATCACAAAAGCGGAGTTTTTCGTAGCAGCACCACCTTCAAAACTTCCGGTTACAAGCAAGGCACAGAATGAACTTAACATTATGACAATCAATCTTATCTTGGATGAGATGATTGGTACAGACGAAGCCGTTGCCCCGACAGCGGGGGAATAGTTAGCCATTCGACCGACAATGTGGTTAAAAAGGCTGTATCGAATGGCACAGACACAGAAACAGCCGACTATACGCAGTACCTTAACGGTACGGAGTAACAACTGACAGAAAGGGCGGTCTACGGACTGCCCCTTTCCTATGTGTAGGACATAGGAGGAAAGGTAAAAGGTATAAACAATGAAAACTATTACTGTAAAAGGCAATGAATATAAATTAGAGTTCGGCTTTGACGCAGCTGAACACAAAAACACCGTGCAGAAAATGTTCAAGGTTAAGAGCGGTGCATATATGGTTGAAGAGGGCATATCCGTTGACGGAACACCGACAGCAAGCGGAATTATTAACGGAACAGCATCTATGGTAGGTGATATACCGGGCATCGTAAAATCAGCTTTTTTTGCCGGATTACTTGAACATCACGATATGCCGGAAGAGGATGCACACGAACTTCTTAAGGACTATATGAGGGAGAATAAGCTGTCATTCCGTGATGTGTTTATGGAACTGACGGAGTGCATGGAAACTGACGGTTTTTTCGAGCTGGCGGGCATAACGGCGATGCTCAAGGAAGCGGAGCCGGAGGAAGAGAAGAAAACAATCAAAGCCGTCAAGACTCCACAAGACCACAAGAAACCGACTTCCACAAAATAATATGGGAAGAATACTTCCCTATGGCTTTTTCACTTGGAATATCCTTAACAGAGTTTAAACACCTTAACCCAACCAAACTTGCATTGTGCATTGAGGGCGAAAAAATGAAACAGCGGCGCATTGATACTCTTGTGTGGAGTATGTCGCGTGAGTACGGAATACCGATGGTTGCCCTTGGCTCAAATAACGGTATTCTCGGCAAAAAGAAAGTCGATTTTCCGGAACGCCCAAACAGCGAAAAATCAGGTCCGCCTGAGGTTGACGAGAATGGGGAGGAGATATTATCTCCGGAAGAACTTGACCGACAGCGCAAGGCGTTTGTGCTTAAGATGCGCACGATGAAGATAAATTGGGATTTAAACCATCCAAAGAAAGACGAGGGCGGTACAGCTTAACGGCGTACTGCCCTTTATTTTTTATAAATTAAACAGAGAAAGTAGGTGCAAAAATGGCAGATAACGACATTGACCGCTTGAAGATACAAGTCGAAGCCGAAGCGACTAAGGCGAGCAATGCAATAGACCGCTTGGCTAATAGTATGCTTAAGATGTCACAAAGCCTTGGCGTAGATACGCACAAGTTGATGAACATTGCGACAAGTATCAGACAAGTATCAGATGCGGCAACCGGCTTTAAAGGTGGCAAATCAGCCGAAATAACCTCTTTAGCGCGGAGCCTTACCAAATTCTCATCTGTCGATACAAACTCGATATATGGGATTTCTTCGGCACTACAGAACCTTGCAAATGGTATGGCGGCGGCACAGAGTATAGACGCAAGCGGAATAGCCGGTCTTGTAAATGCAATATCAAAACTTGGCGGTGTAAAATCTACAGCCGGAACAGACAATTTACTCCGTATGAAAGATGACCTTGTGCAATTCATACAAGGGATGAACTCTGTCGGAAGCCTTAATTTTGATGTTACCGGACTGTCGAATCTGATATACACAGTATCAAGGCTTGGTACGAATATATCAAGCAATGCCACGGCAAATTTACCGGCAATATCAACGCAGTTACAGAATTTTGTCCGGCAGATGAATGACATAGGCTCTATTAGTTTTGATGTGAATAGGCTGTACAGTCTCACAAGTTCAATATCCAAACTTGGCGGTGTTGCATCGGGCAGGGCGATAACCAACATTCCGCAGTTGGCACAAGCACTTAAGAACCTTATGGCAACCTTGGCAACGGCACCGCAGGTAAGCAATAATCTTATACAGATGACCAACGCGATTGCCAACCTTGCGGCACAAGGCAGTAAAGCAGGAACGGCATCAAACCGAATACAAAAAGGACTTGATAACGTATCAAGGAGTGCCACAACAGCGAAAGCCAAAACAGTGAGCCTTGCGCAGGTGTTTGGTAAGCTGTACGCGAATTTCTTTTGGGTTATTCGTGGCGTAAAGAAATTAAACAGTGCAATCCAAAGTACAACGGATTACATTGAAGCATTTAACTACTATACCGTAGCTTTTAACAAAATCGGTTCGGAATGGGGCGATGAATTTGCTAAATACGGTTATGACAATGCCACAGAATACGCGAACAGTTTCGCAAAGCGTGTAAACGATAAATTAGGTAAATTATCCGGTCTTAAGGTTGATATAGATGCAGGACTTCTTGTAGAAAGCGGCGCAAAGAACCTTGGACTGAATATACAAGAGGTTACGCAATATGCGTCACAGCTTGCATCGGTAACTAACTCATTAGGACAAAGCGGAGAAACAACGACCGCAATAGCGAAGTCAATGACAATGCTTGCTGGCGATATAAGCTCACTTTTTAATGTTGATTACTCAACGGTAGCAACGAACTTACAAAGTGGCTTAATCGGTCAATCAAGGGCATTGTACAAGTACGGCATTGATATAACGAATGCCACATTACAGACATATGCCTATAACTTAGGCATTGAAAAATCCATAAGCGAAATGTCGCAGATGGAAAAACAGCAATTAAGAGTTCTTGCAATCCTCGACCAAAGTAAAGTATCGTGGGGCGATTTAGCTAATAGACGAGAGAAAGTTTATAAATTAACTTATCTTTCAAGTGTTGCATAAGAATAGAAATATCTTATGGCAATCGGGCAAAATCGGTGAAGGCTAAGGCTTTAAGCTATGCTAATACCGAGATAACTCAATAGATAGCGAAAGGCTATTGAGTATCGTAACGAGTAGGAAGTGAATAAATATAATCTTCCCAAGAGTGTCCGACACTACTGTATAAAGGACAGTATGAGGTGGAAGTGGCTACCACCAAACCAAACGTAAAACGTGGGTGATAATGTACTCTGAACTTATAGGAAACTATAAGAAGCATAGGATAAAGAGCCTATGCGATAACATGATTGACAATAAATTCGCCAAACAATATGATACGTCAGCTTAGTACGAACTTTAAGGAGACCGGAATGGTCTTAGGTCAGTTGTTTATACCTATGCTGCAAAAGGTATTACCGGTCATCAACGGCGCTACGATTGCGGTTAAGCGACTGCTAGTAAACATTGCGTCCCTTATGGGAATTAAGATTGACTTTGAAAGTTTCGGTCAAAGCGGTTACAAGGAAGAAAGCGGTGCCGTAGATGATGTTGCGGACAGCTACGATAATGCAGCCGCAGCCGCCAAAAAGTGGCAGAATCAGCTTATGGGTTTTGATGAAATCAATAAGCTTACGGAACAGAGCGATAAAAGCAGTGGCAAAACGGCAGGTGCCAAAGATACCCTTGACCTTACAGACGAAATCCTTAAGGCTACGGAAAATTACGAAAAGGTTTGGAACAAAGCCTTTGCGAATATGGAGAATGAAGCGCAGAAATGGGCGGATAAAATTTACAACACAATTGTAAACCATAAATGGTATGAAGCCGGAAAATTCATAGGCAGTCTATTGTCTGACGGTGTATCTTCTGTCGATTGGGAGGGCGTCGGAAAATGGATAAGCGATACCATATGCGATGCCATTGATTTTGTCAGAGGTTTTATTGACGGCGTGGATTGGAACGAGTTAGGAAAAGCCATTGTTGAAATGGTAAACAACATTGATGTTGGCGAAATAATTATTTCAATCGCCAAACTTGTGTTTTCACTAGCCGGCGCGTTGATTGACTTCAATTGGGGAAGCTATCAAGGTGCTTGGGAAGAAGGTGGCGTAGGAGGAGTAATCGCAAGGGTACTTGCCGGAAGTGCTCCTGGACTGCCGATAATCATCAAGCTTACAACGGAAATCATTGCAAAGATAAAGGACACCGAATTTTTCAAAGCCATCAATGATTGGTGGGACGATAATGTTCTTCCGAAGCTAGAAAAGGCGTGGGAAATAAATACAAAGATTATTGCCGAAATAACAAATGTATTTAAGAATACCGCAAAACAGTTATGGGATAACTTTAAAAAGGCGTGGAAGACTGTCGCAAAAGCCGGAATTGAAATTGTCAACGACTTTAAAAACACCGCAAAAGAAATGTGGGAAGATTTTAAAGACTCTTGGCTCGGAAGTTGGGTAATATCAATCGGAAATGAGTTTGTCAATACTGCAAAACAGCTGTGGGATAAGCTTAAGAATGAGTGGGATAGAATACGCCATAATTGGATTGAAATAACTAACTTACTTAAGTTTACTGCAAGCGAATTGTGGGAAAGGTTCAAAGGAAGCGGTTTTGGAAAATGGGCAATCTCCATTGTCAATACACTTAAAAATACCGCATCGCAGTTATGGAACAATTTCAAGACGAATTGGGGCAATCGCGCGGTATCTATCATAAATACGCTTAGAAACACGGCATCGGAATTGTGGGCGAAATTTAAAGCCGGTTGGAGAAACTTTGGAGTGAGCATAAAGAATGTTTTATTGCATCCTGCAAGTACATTGTATAAAAACTTTAAAATAGCTTGGTCGATAGCCGCTGCAGCCGGTGTTAAGATTTTTAACCGGTTGGCTGAAACTGCAAGGGAGTTATGGAACAAGTTCAAAGAAAATTGGTACAAACTTAATCCGGTACTTAATATCGGGTTAAGCCTGATTGACAAGATAAAAGGTCTCAGAGGCGGCGGTGGTGGAAGTGCTTTTGCAACCGGTGGATTTCCGGAAGACGGAGTATTCTATGCCAACCATAATGAACTTGTCGGACGTTTTTCCAACGGAAAGACAGCAGTTGCTAATAACGACCAGATAACTACCGGTATTAGAGAAGCCGTAGTGAGTGGTATGTTGCAAGTGTTTGGCGGTATGAATATGAGCAGTCAGCCTAGCCACATTGTAGTTCAGATTGACGGCAAAGAAGTATTCAGTGCCGTACAAAGACAAGCAGACGACTTTACGACAAGAACCGGGCAACCGGCGTTTTTAACCTAGTATAAAGAGAACACTTACAGAAATGTAGGTGTTCTTTTTTTACCCAAAAATCAAGCGAAAGGCGGATTAGAATGAGCGAATGGCTTAAGATTGGCAACCTCAAAATGCCGAAAATATCCGGATTAACACCGAGTTGGAATAAAGTGTGGAGCACAAACACCGGGCGTAACGCAGAAGCGACAATGGTAGGCACGATAAAGGCAATAAAAAAGAAACTTGAAGTAGCTTTTGTTCCGTTATCGCAGTCCGAACTGAACACGATACGGACAGCCGTAAATAACATTAAAACACCTTATGCAACAGTATCATATCAGCTTAATTCGGGCGAAACAGACAGTTTTACGGCATATACCGGAGATTTAGCCGGACAGCTTTATCTTGATGCGCCCGGCAAGACAATCTACAAAGATGTCAAAATCAGCATTATAGAGAAATAGGAGAATATGAAATGAAATTATTTGAAGTAGTATCGGTATCAAACGGACTTAGAATACTTGACGGAAAGCGACTTCCGGCAAAAATTAATTACGCGCTTATGAAGAATAAGAAAGCACTTCTTAGCGAATTGCAAGGCATCCAGAAACAGCGCATTGAGATTATGAAGTCGCACGCAAAAAAGGACGATAACGGCGAACCGGTATCAGAAAACGGACAGTTCATCTTTGAAAGTGATGCAGACAGAGAGGAAGCTACAAAGGAATATGCGGAATTACTCAATGTGGATGCCAACATTGACATTATGACGGTTACTTTTGATGATATTGTCAAGTGTGACGATATGGAACCGCTCACGACATCAGAGATTGAAGCACTGGAGTTTATGATTGATTAATAATCGGGAGGTAGTTCAATGAGAACTGCAAGCACGGATTTTATAGCGGCGGCAACAACCGACTATGCACGATACTACGGCAAATTTACCGTAGGCGAAACAGAATATACAGTACCGCTTACCGACTTAAAGGTAACGGCATCGGAGAATGGAAGTAGTGACTTAACGATAGGTAACGCACAATCGTCAAGCATTACTTTTTCTATTTATGAAGATACGATTGACCTTGAAAACAGAGAAATGGTCTTATTCGAGGGATTAGAGGTATCAGAGGGCAACATAGAATATATCCAAATCGGGATATTCAAGATAACATCTGCCACGGCGGAAGAGGGAAAAACATCTTGCACCGGATATGACCGTATGTACAGCAGTATGGAAATGACGTATGTGTCAAAACTGAAATATCCGAACAAAGATATTAACATCGTCAAGGAGATATGCACACAAGTCGGTATCACGTTTGTTGAAAGCACAATGGACGATAAGACAATATCCATTGCGACCGCCCCAAAAGGATATACAAGGCGCGAAATGTTAGGCTATTTGGCGGCAAGGCAAGGTAGAAATGCTGTCATTAATTCACAAGGTCAGCTTGAATTCCGGTGGTACAAAGATGCTGATTACACTATACGTCCAACTAAATACTATGAGAATGGCTTAAAGTTCACAACAAGCAAGGCTTTTAAAGTTGAGAAGATAGTATGTGAGGTTGCTACGGATAACGACAGTAAAACCCTTACAAGCGGTAGCGGTACTATGGCAATCAACATATCTAATCCGTTTATGACGCAGGCGGTTCTTGATGCCGTATACAAGAAGATAGGCGGTTTTACTTATAGACCGCTTACGGTTGAATGTCTCGGCGATTGGCGACTTGAAGTCGGGGATATTGTTAAAGTAACATCTGACGGTGTGGAGTATTCCGCCCCGATTACAAGCATTGTTTACGATTGTGACGGCGGTCTTAAATGTTCGATTGAGAGTTGCGGACAATCTGACACAAATAATTCAATCAACCCTACCGGTCCGATAACATCTCAAATGCAAAGACTGACAGCGGAACTCATAACAGCTAATCAGGTTATAGCAACGAAAATATCCGCAGAGCAGGCAGACATCAAGTACGCTACGATTGCTAATCTTAACGCATTATCGGGCAAATTTGACACGTTAAGTGCAAAGGCAATAACTACGGATAACATAGCCGCCGTGACCGCCAAATTAGGCTATATGACAGCGGAACAAGCGGATATTAAGTACGCGAATATCGAACTGACAAACATTGATACCGCAAACGTGGCTACATTGTTTGCGAATGTCGGCTTGATTGACCGTGCAACCGTAGTTGAGGGGCATATAACCGGCTTTCTCGACAGCGTAGAGGTAAACGCAAATAAGATAACCGCAGGAACACTTGTTGCGGATAGAATACTTCTTAAAGGTTCAGAAAGCGGATTGCTTTATGCACTTAATAATCTCGGCGAACTGACAAGCACTACGGTTGACAGCTTAGACGGATATGTACTTACTGACCGTACAATCAATGCGGATAAGATAGTCGCAAACAGCATAACCGCAAATGAACTTGATGTTGAGAACATATTCGCTGATAATGCGGTAATCTCAACGATTACTTCACAATCGGCATTTATCAATGCTATCAGCACAAACAGTGTGGTTGTGGGCATAAAAAACACTGTGGATAATTTATCGGTAGGTGACCGGAATTTACTTCTTGCGACAAAGAATTTTGGCAAAATATCTACTTCAAATGGTGATTGGTTAATGTCCACAGATGATGATGGATTTACAGTCGCAAGTCGAACTGGTAATGGTAATTGGAATGCAATACGAACAATTACTGATGTTGACGCTACGGATAATTCACAATCTGATAAGCAAGTGGTTATCACTATTGACGCAAAAGCAGATGACCTTGCGACCACTCCGAAGAACTATCTCATAGCTTGTGAAGTTTATGGCTCAAATGACGGATTTAAAACTTGGTATCGCGCAATATATACAAACTGTTATATTGACGGTTCGGGTAACAATTTAAAGTATTTGGCAGGCACAAGAGAAAATAATAAGTGGTGTACATTAAGTTATACTATGACATTGGATAAACTGACATCCGGTTCGTGGGGAACATATAATGAGTACCGTTATGGAGTGGCCGTATACACAACAAATAATAACACTAGTCATACAATCAGTGTTCGTAAATTCAAAATGTCATTCGGTAATGTTCCGTCAGATTGGTCACCTAATCCGGATGATATATCGGTTGAGAATATCTATTCCGCAAATACCACCACGATTGACGGTGGGAAAATTACAACCGGTAGCATTACGGCAGACAAAATAAGCGTTGATGATTTAAGCGCAATTACGGCTACAATCGGTTTGTGGAGCATAACAACGAACAAGATTTATGCCGGAGATGCCGAAACCGGAACAGCAGTTATGCAAAGACCGACTGTAAACACAAAATGGGTATTTGCGGCCGGCGGTAAAGACCATACTAATTACGGAGATTGTCCGTTTAGAGTCGATAAAGAGGGCAACCTTTACTCAACAAGTGGAACAGTCGGCGGATTTACAATCGGTGCTGATTATTTAAGAACAAAAGCAGACAGCCGTGGCTATAAATTTGGAATGAGTTCTAACGCACAGCCGACCGGAATATGTTCGTATATCGGCAAAGAGGGTACGGACTATGACTATGTATATAGGCTTGGTTGGGACGGCAGTGTGGAAACATCTAAGCTGACAGCCGGCGGAGCAGTATTCGGAAGTGGGCGTGTCTATTTTGAAGCAACCGAAAAAGCATATCTGACAAAGGGCGATAGCATACCTATCGTATTTTCTACCGGCGGATATATAACCGGTGGCGGTCAGACAGTAGCTTTTTTTCTCCCGACAAGGCTTATTATTGGCGCAAGTAAGGCTACATTGTCGTTTACATCAAGCGAGGGCATTAAGGTCAGACAAGGCGGTAAATATTGCTATGGCTCCACGGCTGAGACGAATGTCAGACCAACATCTCAATCAATATCGTTAAGCGGAGAATCAGGCGTGAATGTGCAATTAGTAATGCCGAACTCGACGAATGCAATCAACAATGACGCTTGCGGTGTTGCATTAATCGGCACACTTAAATTATCTTAGGAGGTAAAAAATTATGAGTAGTAGAGTATTAGAAGATGCAGTAAATCAGATTACCTGCACATACAAGACACATTGCGATAACAAAAAGAATGGCAATGCGTGGGCGCAAGGCATAGACCTTGTGAAATACAAATCACAGCTTGATTTCGTTACCGCACATTCAGACGGTACGGTTATCAAGGTTATAGCTTATCTCTCCGGTACAAACGGTGTGCCGGACAAAGAGGGAATGGGATATGGTAATTATGTAATGATTAAGCATAATGACAAAATATGCACCTTGTACGCACACCTTGAAAAGGTATACGTCAATGAGGGCGAATTTGTCAAGAAAGGACAGCGCATCGGCTTTATGGGAAATACTGGCGGAAGTTACGGAGCGCATCTTCACTTTGAGGTCAGAGAGTACCCGAACGGCATTCCGACAAGCGGTTTACATGATGAAAGCAAGTATAAATGGCTTGATCCTACACCGTACATTGACGCGGACATTACCGGCATTAATACGGCAGAATACAAACTTAACGGACTTGATTATTCGCCGGTTTTCAATCCGAAATACTACCTCAATAAATATGCCGACCTTAAGGCGGCTTTCGGCAGTGATTATGACAAGGCTTGGGCGCACTTCAAACAGTACGGTATGAAAGAAGCAAGGCAGGCAAGTGCGGAATTTAATGTGATTGCCTACAAAGAGAATTATGCCGACTTAAGAGACGCTTTTGGCGGTAATCTTCCGTTATACTATGAGCATTATTGCAACTACGGACGTAAAGAGGGCAGGAATGCAAGGACGGTTGAAAAGAAAACACTGACACTGACAAGCTACCCGAATTATACAAGTGGCAATGGATTTTATCGCGTAAGGAAGTCTTACAGAGACGAAAAGAACGCAATCGGTTCTTATTGCACTTGGAGTAGTGCGTACAAGACTTGGAAGAGATACAAGTCAAGCGGCTACCATATCTACGATAAAAACGGCAAACAGCTTGATTAAGGGCATTAAAAAGGCGTGTGGTACTTATGTACTGCACGCCTTATTTTTATTTCGATAAAATATCTACATAGAACATATCGAGGTTTATCTCTTGACCGTTTGAACCGTCAATGAAATTTGTGGTATCTACAAGTCCGTTGAAAGTTCCGTATATTCTTATTATATCTTCTTCTAACAGCTTTTCATAATCTTTAGCAGATGTATCTCTCTTATCCGTTACAAAGAACATATCGCCATCGTAAATATCGTATTCCGGGTCTTTAGTGAACACCTTGTATGTGGTAGTACCGAAAGAGGTTGATACGTCAAATATTTGTACATCAATGTAAAAATTCTGCCCTTTATACTTATCGGGATTGCGCTTAACATCTTTATAGTTGAGTTCCGAGCAGGTAGCGGCAAAATCATCTTTAGACAAGTCGGTTTTTGAAGATGAGTTATTGCTACCTGATACAGCAATTATTATTGTGATTACCATTAATGCGGTTGCAATAGAGCCAAGGACAAGACCGGCTGTGGCAGTTCCACCCTTATAACCGTATCTTTTGTTCGCGCTTGAACCGGTTGCACCTAGTACAATCGCTATAATGCCTAGAATACCGCCGACAAATATAAATGATGTTAGTATACCTATGATACCTAAAACAAGTGCCGCTGTACCTTTTGGCTTGTATGGTCGCGGTTGTGGCTGCGGTGGGAACGGTTGTTGCCATTGTGGTGGTTGCTGATAAAATTGATTATTATTATCCATATGTCTCTCCTTGTAAAATCGTGTCGAGAATTGCGATAGATTACCGCGTATGCCCGACAAAATGTGTGATATGATTGTAAATGTCCTCGGAAAGAGGATATTCAAGTTCCGACTGTGGCGGTGTTTGGTAGCGCGGCACCGTCACTAGAACTTAATGATACTTTATGTGGGATATTTTGTCAATGTGGGTTGACAAGCAAGAACAAATGTTCTAATATAGGCATATCGCTACTATAATCGTGTGGTATTCGGGAGGGTTGTTGTATGGAATGTAAACAAAAAATAATAGATGAGGTCAATGAGTGCCAAAATGGCAGATTTCTCGAATTTTTATATCGAATGATATTATCATTCAAAAAAAAGTGGGGCATCTAGTGCCCCTCTTTCTCGTACCAATAGGTTATATTGTCGAAAATAGTTCTCCGGTGTTCCGCGTTAAGGACTTTTAATCGCTTAACATTTTCTAGCAGTTCTGCATCGGACAGCAAATCAGGAATTAGATCTGCGGTATCATCCGTAAAATTATCATCCCAACCCATTAAATAAGATGGCGAAATATCAAGAACCTTTGCAATGCTTTCAAGCTTATCACTCGGAATGTTCGTTATGATATTGTTCTCATACTTATATAATGTCTGTTTTGATACTTGAATTTTACCGGCAAGTTCAACTTGTGGCATATTCAAGAGTTCACGGCGTTTTTTAATTCTGTCTCCAATTGACATCATATGTTCCTCCTTTCCTATTGGTAACTTCATTATATCACTAAAAAGTTACAAGTCAAGTAAAAAATAACTTGACAAGTTACAAAAAAAGGATATAATGAAAGTAACTTGATAAGTTACAATGACGAAAGGAGATGAAAATATGATAGACACAAACAAGCTTCGCGGAGTTATCGCCGAACGCGGTAAAACACAAGCGGATGTCGCTAAAATGATAGGAATAACTACCAAAACATTCTATTCGCATATGCAGAAAGGTGTGTTTGGCAGCGATGAAATCCAGGCTATGATTGACGGACTGGAAATCCACAATCCTATGGATATTTTTTTTGCAAAGCAGGTAACTTTATAAGTTACTAAGGAAAGGAGAAGCATATATGGAAAAACCAAGAACAATAGAAGATGACCCAATGCAAAGAACCTTACAGGATTATGTAGAACAAATGGCGTTGGGCGTTGCAAATGATGTTGTAAGAGGTGAGAGAGTTGAAAAAATACACGACGAATGCAAGATACTCAACTCCCTCACAAATGCCTTATTGGCTGTCAAGTATTAATAGCCAACATGAAATGGATTACTGATTGCTGCGACTTTAACCGGCTGTGCTTTGACGGTGTTCATAAATTCATCATAGTATTTGCTATATTCTTCCTTGAATTTAGTTACATCGCCTTGATAACCACAAATTTTAGCAATCGCATAAAGCTCCGCAAGTCTTGAACTATCCATTAATTTTACCACCTCTTTTCTGAAATGAGATAAGAGGATTATATCACAAAATATCTGGAAAGGAGAAGTATATGGATTTACAAATATTCAATAATGAAGAGTTTGGGAAAATCCGAACAGTTGAGAAAAATGATGTTGTTTATTTTGCCGGAAGTGATGTTGCAAAGGCTTTAGGTTATGCAATCCCACATAAGGCGGTGCAGACACATTGTAAGGGGGTTCTAAAATGGAACATCCCTACAGATAGCGGAAATCAGACGGTGGAAACGCAGACAATGGTTGCATTGACAATACTTAACCGTATCAACAGCGACATATTCCCAAACACGGTTCGTGAGGTCGTTTATCAGGACGAACAGTTTGCAGTTACCAAATGGGATAACTTTGAAAACTACGGTTGGACGGAGAGCGTTACGGCAGCGGTAAAAAATGCGCTTGCGGATAATGAATATCCGGATGATATGTATTATTTCCGGACACTTCACTACCACACGTTCGGTACACCGTATATGCAAAGTGAGGATTTATATTTTTCAACAGAAAGGAGATAGCAATGATTATCACAGATTTTAATCAGATGTCAGTAGTAACCGACTTGCCCGTTATCCACAATGTAATCGGATTAAGTTTCGTAATTGAAGACGGAAAGATTACCAAGGTGGTAAACGATAAGGCTTGCAACAATTAAATCACAAGCCTTATCAAATCAAATAAGAAAGGGTCGGTAAAACCCATTTCTTATGGTACCACACAGAAAGGAGAATTGCAAGTCAAAATGAGAAGTCGAATAGAAAACATACTTAAGAAAATGGGAATACCGGAGGAAATGCCGGGATTTAGGATATTGACAAGTGAAATAGAAGAAGTCGTGTACTACAAAGGGGCGATAGGCATAAACGAGGTCGCTCAAAGAGTAGCAGGAATATCAGAGATAAAGACAGATACCCTTGCTAAGCGCGTTAGAGATGCACTTAAATGCGTTGATGACGAGGGCGCAGCATTCAAACGGTATGTGGGATTTCATCCTATTACAAACGTGACATTCGTACAGAATGTGGCAATCAGCATACTTAAGGAGGATAAGGAATGGGAAATGTAGCAAAGATAAGCGGAACCGTGATTGCCGAGCCGGAATACTCACATACTACGGTAGGCGAAAAATTCTATAAGGTGCTTATCGAGGTTGCCAGAATGAGTGGGGCATATGATGAAGTTCCTTGCATTGTTCCGGAGATATTCGCACAGAAGATACGCAAAGGTCAGAGAGTACATTTTGACGGAGAGGTCAGAACCTACTACAGCAAGGACAGACACCTTGAGGTATATATATTCGCTCAAAAGGTCTATGAAGAGACTGATATGGGCGATTACAACCACGTTGAATTTGACGGACTGATTAAGTACCCACAAGAGCCGAGACGTACACCGCTAACGAACAGAACCGTTATTGATTTCTCGATTGTAAACCGCGACGGTAACGATGCCGTGAATTACATTCCGGCGATTGCCTGGGGGCGAAACGCATACCGTATAGCGAATTGCGGAGCAGAGCAGAAGATAAGGATAACCGGCAGATTTCAGAGCCGGAGATATGACAAAGACGGAACCGAACATACCGCATATGAAATATCGGTATCGGGAATATATATGTTATAGAAAGGAGACACATATGGCAAAATCAGACAAAACTGTCCTTGTATCGGACGAGAACCACGTTATTCTCGATAAATGGTACTACGAGGAACTCATAAACACAGCGGCGAGGGTTGACGTACTTGTAACTCTTATCGGCAGGGATAAGTTCATATCCGTACCGGATTTATTGGCAATTCTTAACACGCCGAAAGGATACAGACTTTTGCAGGAAATGGAGCAGAAATTATCAGAAGAGAAAGGAGATACAGCGGAATGCGAGAAATGATTATAAAAAGCCTTACGGTAACTAACTTTATGGCTTATGCGGAAAAAACATTTACATTCGGCAAATTGACATCGCTGTCCGGAATGAACGGTGTTGGCAAGTCAACAGTTGTAACCGCTTATAATTGGTTGTTCTTTAATTGCGATTACGAACTGAAAGACAATCCACCGATAAGGCGCGAGGTTGACGGAGTGAGCATTGATGACATTGATATCTCCGTTTCCGCCGTAGTCGAGATTGACGGCAAGGAAGTAGCCGTACGCAAGGTTCAGAAGAGGAAATACAGCAAGGACGGCACATCTTATAAAGATGATAATGTCTACTATATTAATGAGGTTGCCAAGACACTTACCGCGTATAACGAGTATTTCGACATTGATATGAACGTATTCAAGATGTGCAGTAATGTAAACGCATTTTTATCGAAAAAGCCGGCAGAAATGAGAGAATATCTCTTTACACTTGCTGAAAGCAAGACAGACTACGACATTGCATCGGCGCACGAAGAGTTGGCAGAATTACTTCCGTTACTCAGCAAGTACACACGCGATGAAGTAATTGCCTTGAATAAGAAAGCTGTAGCGGACATCAAAGCAGAACTTCCGGTACTTAAAGGACAGATTTCGGAGAAAGAAAGAGACATTCAGATTAAGAATGCCACAGATAAGGGCGAACTTCTGACTAGGCAGAAAGAAATCGAGGACAGATTAAAGACTGTCGCAGATGCGAAAGCCGATAATGACAAGCTGTCATCTGAATATCAGGCATTATCGGACGGTATTCTTGAACTGAAATTCAAACAGAATGAGATAGAGAGAACCGCGAATGATGAACTTACCGGAAAACGTGACACGTTAAAGCAGGCGATTAGTGATGCAAAGTCGGAATGGTTTGATATTCAGAACGAATGTAGCTCAATGCAGAAAACGATTGACAGCCTTACAGCAGACATTGACCGCAAAAAACGTATTCGCGATATGAAAGTAGAGGAATGGCAGCAAGCGAAAGACCGTAAATTTGACGAAAACAGCCTTGTTTGTCCTTATTGCAAGCGAGAGTATGACGCGAGCAAAAAAGGGGAAATGCGAGCCGATTTCGACACGCACAAGGCAGAAAAATTAAAGAGGATAACGGATGCCGGAATGTCGCTCAAAGCCGACATCGAAAGCATAACTGCCGAGATTGAAGAATACAATGGCAAGATTGAAGAAAAGGCAATAACCGCTAACAACCTTAGGGATGAAATCGCAAGTCTTACGGAAAGCCTTAATGCGATACCGGACAAGGCAGATGTCAGCGATAACGACACATACAAGGCTTTGCAGGCAGAAATTGAGAAGAAAGAAACACTTCTTAAGGCATCCAGTTCAATGGCTGATGTAAGGGCAAACCTTAAGGCAGAGGGAATCGCACTCAACAGTCAGTTGATAGACATTAAGAGTGAAATAGCCAAACTTGATACGGCTGCCGATACTGAAAGACTTGCGGAACTGGAAAGACAGTACAAGGTCAAAGACCAGATGCAGACTGACGCTGAGAAGATACTTAAGCTTATTAAGGAACTCGACAAGTGCAAGAACGAAGAACTGTCGGACGAAATCAACAGTCATTTTGGCATTGTTAAGTGGAAACTTTGGGAACTTAGCAAGGGCGGAGAGTATAAGAATGTGTGCGTGCCTATGGTAGACGGCAAGTCAATATTATCGACTATGAGTAACAAGGGCAATCGCATTCTCGGCAGGATTGATATATGCCGTTCACTACAGAGCATCAACGGTTTTATCTGTCCGATATGGCTTGATGACGCAGAGAGCCTTGATGTAGGCAACCGCCGTAAATTGGCTGAAACAGTAGGCAGACAGCTTATATTGCTGATTGTAAATGACAGTGAGAAATTAGAGATTGTGGAGGGATAAACACTGTGAATGATAGATATATTGTAGAACAAGAGTTTGAACACGCAGGATATAAATGTGTCGTTACATTCAATGTGATGGGGCATAGGTGCGGATATGTAGGCATTCCTAAAAACCACCCTTTATATGGTAAAGGGTATTCAAACTATCTTGAAATTAAGAAAGCAGATGTCGGAGACCGAAAAATAAGCGGTATTTTTCCTTGGCTTGGAGCTTGCCTTGATAAAGACGAAAGAATACGAATTGAAGCATATTTTTCATGCCACGGCGGTATTAACTTTGCAGATGGCGGTAAAAAATCAAGGTATCCGATTGAAAGTGATTTATGGTGGTTTGGTTTTGACTGTGCACATTGTAACGATGCAAGAGAACTTGAACTCGCTTATGAGAGATTTCCTAATTATAGAAAAAGTCTTTTTATACAAATGGAGATTGAAAATAAATTTCACATTGATGGGTTGATAATCCGTACAGAGGAATATGTAGCAGAAGAGTGCAAGAAGTTAGCGGAACAGTTGAAAGAGTTTGAAGAAAGTGAGGAATAATTATGGCAGAGAACACAGCAGTTGCAGAAAAGAAAGCATTTACTACATCATTAAGCGAATGGAGTAATGCTATTACAGGCTTAATTATGGCTGATTACAAGGCTTGTGGAATGGATATGGATGATTACGCTAAAGAGTGCGCAATGGAAGCTATGACAAGCATTTACAACCTTGTAAAGACAAACCCAAAGGTCAATATGGCTAATCTTGATACAAGCAATTTAAGGGGCATTGTTAAGCGATGCGCAAGCCTTAAGCTGAACGCGAGCGCATATCCAAGAGAATGTTATTTTCAATTACGCAATGTCAATGTCGGCAAAGATGCAGACGGTAAAGATATATGGCAGCAGCAGGTAGAAATGGGAATAGAGGGTTCTGGATATGACTCTCTTCTTGTGAATTACGGTAAAGATGTCAAGCAGGTATATCCATATTGGGTAATAAAGGACGGCGATTATTATGTGGCACCGAAGCATAAAGGCCTTGAAATTACACCGCCGGAATGGGAAGGAAAAGGTTTATCAGATAAGGCAGTCAGAGTTGTTTATCCGGTTAAGCTTAAAGACGGAATGATTACATATCTTTCCGCTGACAGAGACAGTGTTAAGATTAATCTTCTTGCGCACGTTAAGCAGAACATGTTGAATGAAACATTCGGAGTAATTACCGGAACTAAAAAGCAGTATAACAAGGAAGTCGCAAGAACACGTTATGATGCCACACCAGAAGAAAAAGCCAAAATAAAGAAAAAGAAAGAGGAAGTTTTGGAAGCTTTAAGAACTTGCAAGACTGTTGATGAAATGCTCAAATGCGAGATTGCAAGACCATTTATCAGCGGTGCATGGCTTGATACTCCGGAGAGTATGATTATCCGTAAGATGTGTAATAACGCCATAAAGAAGTACCCGAAAAATTATGATCCGATGGCGAGACAGGCACAAATGGAAATGGACGAAGTATATCAGGTTGCACAGAATGAAGTTGCAGAAAACGCCAATTCCGTTGATTTTATCGAGAGCAGGGACATGGTTGACGGTACAGCCACAGAGATAACCGAAGAACCGAGCGATGTAGCACCGTTTGCGGAAGAAAAGGAGAGCTGATATGAGAGTAGTTTCGCAGGACGGAAAGATAGATATGCCGTATGAAATGGTAGGTATTTTCAGATTTAAGGCAGAAATCTATTTCTTAAATAGAAATCTGACAGGTGTTATACCGCTTGACGGCGATGTGAGGTTAGCCACTTATTCCACCGAAGAAAAGGCAATTAAGGCTATGGAAATGTTGAGAGAACTGTATTTGCTTAAAACGGAAGTTCATAGTGATTATAACTGTCATCACTATAAAGTAGCATTGAACAAGGTCTTTCAGTTTCCACAGGATAATGAAATCGAGGTGTGAGTATGAAACTTAAATGTATCGCAAGCGGTTCTTCCGGTAACTGTTATACCTTAACCGCTAATGACGGCGAAACACTTATCCTTGATTGTGGAATACCTCTTATGAAGATTAAAGAGGGATTGAATTGGAATATCAAAGATGTTGCAGGGTGTGTGGTAACGCACGCCCACAACGACCATTCAAGAGCATTAAACGACCTTAAGGATATGCGAATACCGGTGTTTGCACCGTACATAAGCCTTAATCCTATGGCACTCGGCAGCGGTCAATTTAAGATAGCTGCTTTCGACCTGACAACGACAGACGGCAGGTGGACTCACACTAACGCAGACAGCACCGAATGTCCTTGTTATGGGTTTATGATAACTCATCCGGAAATGGGGAAAATGCTTTACATAACCGATACGGAGCTGGTTAAGTGGCGGTTTAAGGACGTAAACCATATTCTCGTAGGTGTTAATTACGACAAGAATTTAGTTGATGCCGACGACCCAAAGGCACAGCACGTTTTCCAAGGACATATGAGCATTGACACGGCTTGTGATTTTGTTAAGGCTAACTATTCAGATAGCTTGCAGAACGTCATAATGTGCCATTTATCGAGCGAAAATGCTGACAAGGACTTATTTATCGAGAAGATGAAAAAAGTCGCTTGTAGGGCAAATGTGGACGTAGCAGAGCCAGGCAAAGAATGGGTTTTAAGGAAAGGAGATGAATGTCCGTTTTGATGGCCGAAACTGAACCTATATGTGCGAATTGCAAGTACAACGCAAAAGACGATGAAAACTATTATTGCAACAACGAAGACAGCGACTGTTATGGATTACCGACTATGTATGATGACAGTTGCGAAGATTTTGAAGAAAAGGAGATTTAATTATGATTAGCGCGGATAAAGGACATGTGCGTATTTCCGGCAAGGGAATTGAAATGCTTGCGGAGCTTGGTGCCATTGCAGCAGCTTTGTATGAAATGATGTGTGAGAAAGGAATATCGAAAGGCACAGCAGAAGAAGTAATTCATGATGTGGTTGCTGTCGGAATTTGTTCTAAGGAGACATCGAGCGAGAAAGAAAACCCGATAGTGGAGATGGCTGGCAAGATAGTCGAGAAGATACTCAAAGGAGAGAAAGACGATGAATAAAGTTATTTTAATGGGTCGTTTAACACGCGACCCGGACGTAAGGTATTCGCAGACGGCGAATGGAAGTATGGCGGTCGCAAGATACACACTTGCGGTTGACCGTAGATTTAAGAAAGACGGAGAAACAAACGCGGATTTCATATCGTGCGTTGCGTTTGGTAAGGTCGGCGAGTTTGCCGAGAAGTATTTGCACCAGGGAACGAAAGTTGTTGTTGAGGGCAGAATACAGACCGGAAGTTACACCAACAAGGACGGCAATAAGGTTTACACGACTGACATTTATGTTGAGAATTGCGAGTTTGCCGAAAGCAAGGCCGCAGCGGAGCAAAACGGAGTAAACACGGCACCGGCACGACCAAAATCAAGTAATGTTGATGCAGACGGTTTTATGACAATTCCGGATAACGTAGATGATGACGGTTTACCGTTTTAAGGAGAGTCCATGAAGAAACATAATATTTCAGATCTGATACAAATGCAATCGCTACCGCTGTGTGCCAAAGTTCAGATGACGGTTTATCGTGTAAAAGAATGGGTAGACGCGTTCGGCGAAGATGGAGTGTATCTGTCATTCAGTGGCGGTAAGGATAGCACAGTCTTAGGACACATAATCAGAGAAGTTTGTGGATATAAAAATATTCCTTTTGTATTCGTAGATGTACCGACACAATTTCCAGAGTTGAAGGAGTTTGCACAGACTTTTGATAACCTTGTGATTTTAAAACCTAAGATTTCATTTGCAGAAGTTTGTGAAAAATATGGATTTCCGATGATTAGCAAGGAAGTATCAAACTGTGTAAGCGGTGCGAGAAAATATGTCAAATACCTTGACAGCCAAAAATCTAATAACACAATCTTGACAGACAGACAGACAGACAGTTCCGTATGCTTGCTATATGGCAGACCTGCTATGTCAAGATTGCTGCGACAGATTGGAAAGGAGTAACGATGACAGAGAGTGAAGCAATAATGGTTATAGAAAATGAACGACCGAGTTGCGGAGAGAAAATTAAATTAACAGAAGAAGAAAAATGTGAAGCATATAACATGGCAATACAGGCACTTGAAGAGGTGCAGCAGTACCGCCAGATTGGCACGGTGGATGAATGTCGGGCGGCGAGAGAAAAGCAGATACCGAAGAAACCAACGCCTATTGATTATGAAAAATACATTGACATTATAGATAACGCAAAATTTCTTAGAGGTGCATTTTGGTGTCCTAATTGTAGGCATGTTGTATATAGTGGCTCCTTTTGTAAAGATTGCGGTCAAAAATTAGATTGGAGTGATGAAGAATGAGCGAAGAACTTAAGCCGTGTCCATTCTGTGGTGGGAAAATAAAGTTAGATGAAGATGATTTTTATATGTTTTGCTGTGATAAATGTGGAGCAGGAATAACATTCGCAAAAGAATTGGAAGACGGAACGGCTACAGACTGTAGCAAAGAAGAAAGTATAGAAAAATGGAACAGGAGGGCGAACGATGGGAAGACTGATTGACGTAGCAGACCTTGAAAAATTCATCCGCGAATATAGATGTGTTATAGGAGATGACAATTTATTGTTAGCCGCAGGGAAAGACGGCAAGTGGCAGGAAGCATTACCGCTTGTAAAGACAGCTTATGATGTGGATGAAGTTGTGAAAGAAATTAACGAATGGACATTTAATGCAAACATAGATGTTGGCGACGGAACAATAATGAACCACAACCTCATTGTTAGGGATACGGCAATAGACATAGTAAAGGCAGGTGGAAACATTGAGTTACCAGAACATAGCAAGAGCCAAGGCAATTGAAGCCCAGAACCGTGAACGCCTTAAGAAAGTAAATCCCTTTCTTGATGACGGCAGCGGTATTTACTTCTTAATGCGAACCGATGAAAACGGCATCCGATATTTCTATATCGGGCAGGCACTTCACATTATGCAGAGAATGTGCGGACACCTTGTTGGGTATCAGCATATAGACCTCTCAATTAAGAAACGCGGATTTTACAGCGATGATAACCCTTACGGTTGGAAATTGAACTTTATGCACTACCCGAAAGCAGAATTAGACAAATGGGAGCAGTATTGGATATTGCAGTACACGAAGAAAGGTTATCAGTGCCGTTACAACAAGACAGCCGGAGGGCAGGGAGAGGGTAAAGAGAAGATAAACGAGTTCAAACCTTCTAAAGGCTACAGAGACGGCATAGAGCAGGGTAAAAAGAACCTTGCAAGGGAATTATCCTCTATCGCAGAAAAACACCTTAAAATCGAATTGAGAGAGGATAAAGCTAATAACAAGGTGTCGCAGAGACAGTATGAGAAATTTATGGAATTATTGAAAGGAGGTGTATCAGAATGAATACAGCAGTTGTTATAACCGCGATAATTTGCGGAACAATAATCTGCATATCTACAATATCGGCAATTTCCGGTAACGTGCAGAGAAAGAGAAACGAGAAAAAGCTTAGAGAGGTTCAGAAAGCTTTTGACGATTTCTTGCAGAACCTTAAAGAAGAAAGCGAGGAATAAGTATGTTTAAGGTTGTATTATCGCCGCTGACAAACCGCATTTATTGCGGTAAATCAGACAGAAGAACACCAAATACACTGATAGGCAAGGAAGATGTCACAAGTGATGCTTTACGCGCCGTTTTTGGATGGCTTGTATCGTACTATGAACATGCAGAGTCAGGCGAGGAACTTATTGTCGAAGTCCCCGATACCGATTACGAGATTGTTGTAAGAAAGGGCAGGACGAAGAATGAAAATTTTAAGTAAAAAGAAATACAATAAGATTTTAGATGATTGCAAAGAACTGCAAAAAAAGGTTGAAGAACTCAAAAAGGCAAACGAGAGTCTTAAGGAAAAGTTGGACGATGAAAAGACAAGCTGCAAACCTAATGATTGTAAAAGCAATGCAGGAAGTGACTTTTGTAACATTTGCGAGTTTGGCTATCTGAAAGTAAGAAATCCAATTGGAACAGATATTTATGCTTGCAGTAAGACAGTGCCTTGTGAGGACTTTAAAAGAAAAGAAGATAACTAACTAAAAATCAAAGAAAGGAATAGGACGCGCGCATAAAACCTAGGTTTCCTTTTGGTAGATTTAATGAGTTTTGAAAATTATCCTTGTGATAATCAGATGACTATATTTGACCTCACAAGCGAACCGATTAGCATAACAAAGCCTATCAGATTGATAGAACTATTTGCCGGTTACGGTAGTCAGGCAATGGCATTAAAGAGAATAGGTGCCAAATTTGAGCATTACAGAGTTGTTGAGTTTGATAAATATGCCATTGCAAGTTACAACGCGGTACACGGTACAAACTTTCCTGCAATGGACATAACTAAGGTTCACGCAGTTGATTTAGGAATTAAAGATACGATAGCCTTTACTTACTTACTTACTTACTCATTCCCTTGTACCGATTTATCGGTTGCCGGAAAACAAGCAGGGATGTCTAAGGGCAGTGGCACAAGAAGCGGTCTATTATGGGAAGTTGAAAGAATACTGACAGAGATTAGAGATGATCACGGAGAATTACCACAGATTTTGTTCATGGAGAATGTGCCACAAGTACACGGCAAGAAAAACATCAATGACTTTGAGAAGTGGTTGGGGTTCTTGGAGAGTTTAGGTTACACAAATTATTGGCAAGATTTGAATGCTAAAAATTATGGAGTGGCACAGAACAGAAACAGGTGTTTTATGTTTTCATTCCTTGGAAATTACTCATATGATTTTCCGCAGCCTATACCCCTCAAAAAGAAGCTGAAAGACTATCTTGAAGATAATGTTGATGAGAAGTATTACATTAATAATGAAAAGGCTGACAAGCTGATAAAACAGCTTATTGACAACGGTACATTACCACAACACAATCTTGACAGACAGACAGACAGACAGACAGACAGACAGACAGGCTTGCATTGACGGAACAATCTGCAATCCACGGCAAAGAGAGGTCGCAAACTGTATCAAAGCAAGATACGATGCAGGAATATCAAACTTGCGGTCAGACGGAAACCTTGTTGTTAAAAGGAATGGTGGATAAAGACATAGAACCGACAGCATCCGTGATTGATGTTTCTGCAACAATCATGTCAAGAGATTATAAAGGATTGAATAACTACGGAACGAATGGAGTGATTGAATGGAAGTGATAGGCAGTGTATATACACAAGTTTCAAACCGTTTTCAGCACGGCATTATAGGGGGGGGTATCTCCCGATGCGTAAAGGCTGAAAACCACGATTTAGGAGTAATTATGGCAGATGTAAATGTAATAGGTTCTTTTGAAGAAAAATTTGAGAGCAACAGCAGAATTTATGATGTGGGGGGGTGCAGTCCGACATTGAGTACAATGCAAGGTGGCAATCAAGAACCGAAAATCCTTGAAGTAAATCAGTTAGGATTTATGGATAATGGCACGGGCAAACATCAATCAAACACTGTATATGATGAAAATGCACTTTGCCCTAATATCACAACAATTGAGGGTGGCGGTACACAACAGATTAAAATATGTACTGAAAGTCAGATAGTTGCTATGCGTGGCAGAAATCCTGATAATCCGTCAGACAGGACGGCAGGAAGTCCAACAGAGCAAAGATTAGAGGTAAATATGCAAGACACAAGTAATTGCTTAACGAGTGTGCAGAAAGATAACCTTGTTATGGAAAGCCAAGTGCTGACACCAAAGCGCACGGAATACGGCAAGCAGATACGAAAAGCATATGAAAGCGGTCAGATGCAGGAAAGCAGGCACAATATGACGGAGTTAGAGCCTAGACGAGATAATATGTCTAATACATTGACGACAGTGCAGAAAGACAATTTGTTGCTTGAAAACGTAAAAATTAGACAAGCTACAAAGGACGGCTCTATTGAATGTGAAGTTGGCGGTTGTTTCGATGCAAGCTACCCGGAAAGCCAGACGAGAAGAGGTAGGGTGCAAGACAGAGGCAATACTTGCCCTACATTAACCGCACGAAACCAAGAAGTTGTTAGAATTGAAAAAGTCGGTCAAATATCTAGCAATGGTTCGCAGTGCGGTACAGTTATTTCCGATAACGGCATATCGGCTAATCTTGTAGCCGGAACACACGGATATGCAAATAGCCATATTACCACACAATATCGTATCAGAAAGCTAACACCGAGAGAGTGTGGGCGGCTTATGGGTGTATCTGATGAAGATATTGACAAGATGGCAGCGGTAAACAGCAACACGCAGTTATATAAACAGTTTGGCAATAGCATTGTAGTAGATGTTATGTGCGCTATGTTTAAAAACTTGAATATCAATCAGTCGTAAAGAAAGGAATGTAGCTTGTGAGTGATGACACACAGACTACAAAGGAAAGCAAGTCATACATAAGATTAAAGACTTATAGACACACAAACAGATTAAACGGTAAATGCGCCGAGTGCGGTAAACCGTCAGAGAAATACAGATGTGCCGAATGCTCGGCTAAGAAGAACGAGAGAGAACGGTACGACAGAAAATACTACAAGAAATACGGTATCTGCCCGGTGTGTAAACAAGTTGACATCGGGCCAGATGAGAGTATGTGCCCGGAATGTTTGGCAAAAGAATATACATACCAGATGAGTAAGCGCAATGCAAGCGAAGAAAGTCGCGCTAAATACAACGAACAGCACCGTATATGGGCGCAGATGAAATACGAAGAGGATAAGGCTAATGGGATTTGCACAAGATGCCGGAAACGCAAAGCAGACGGCGGTTATACGACTTGTGGAGTATGCCGGGTGAAAAACAGAGGGCGTAAACTTGCCAAAGAGGTCAACAAGGTATCAAAGCATGAGTATCGTGAAAAGAACGGCTTATGTTTCTTTTGCGATGAACCGCGCAAACCCGGTTACAAACTATGTGAACGGCATTATCAGATGAATGTCGATAAAGCAAATTCGCAGAGAACCAAGGATGTTAGGAAGAATTTAATCAAGAATGGCATCCTATATTGATAGCAGGAGGACTTGAATTAATGGCTGACAAGAGAATGTTTTCAAAAAAACTAATCAGTTCTGATGTGTTTCGGGATATGCCTTTAAGCACACAAGGGTTGTTCTTTCAGCTTTGTATGGAAGCTGATGATGACGGTATCGTAGATAACCCTAATACCGTAGCAAGGGCGTGTCAGGCTTCCAAAGAAGATATGCAGATGTTAAAGGATAAGCGCTACATCCTTACATTCGATAACTCAAACGTAATCGTGATAAAGCACTGGAAGATGCACAACACAATCCCGAAGGACCGGTATCATCCGAGTACATACTCTGAAGAGTTATCTACTCTTACGGTCAAGGAAAATGGCTCATACACTGAGAAAGACCGCATTGTAACGGATTGTAAACAGATTGTAGACAAACCCGATACAGTTTGTAAACAAAATGATACAGAACCGCAACCGAGATTAGATAAGATTAGAGAAGATAAGATTAGTAATAATATCCCTACGGCTAAGAGTGAGGATGCGCACATTCCGTACACGGAGATTATAGCATATCTTAATGAGAGAGCCGGCACAAAGTTTTTACCGTCAACGGTATCGACTAAAAGGCTGATAAAATCACGTTTTAATGAAAATCCGAGTTATACGGTAGATGACTTCAAAAAGGTTATTGACAACAAAGTAGCTGATTGGAAAGACACGGAACGACAGAAGTATTTACGTCCGGAAACATTGTTCGGTGTTAAATTTGAAAGTTATTTGAATGAGAAGTCTACAAGTACCAAGCCGAGGGCAAAACCCTCTAATAACCGTTTTAACAGCTTTAAGCAGCGAAACTATAACTTTGATGAACTTGAAAAACAATTACTTTCCAAGGAGGACAGCTAATGCCTAAGTTAAGACTGTATGACTTATTTGACGGTGCGGATTATGTCGGCTCATTTACCTCAAAAGAGATAACTACTCGGTTAGGAATAAGTATGAACGCATTTTACAATTGCTCTAATTACGGAACCTTAATTCACGAAAGGTACGGAATAATGGCTAGCGAGAATGGCGAAACAGCACCCGACCCATTGTTTACAGAATGGGATAGAACACGAAGATGTATTTTAAAGGGCGTAAGACCCTAGAAAGGAAGTGAGATAAATGAAGAAATGGATTGATACTTACACGAACGGCAAAGGTGTAGAATTCACGGTAGGCAAGAGATACATTCTCCGTCCAAAGGTGCTTAACGGCGAAATGGTTATAGCCACACTTGAAAGCATTGAGGATTACATCAATCAGTGGCAGAGAAGATATATTACCGGTGTATTCGTACAGACCAAAGAAACAAGGTGGAGAATGCCGCTTGCAATAGAAAGCTGCACAATTGAACTGTATGAAGGAGATTAAAATGAAAGACCGTGAATGTATATCGTGTACGCACTTTTTGATGTGCCAGGGCAAGGAAAACAGCGAGCCTTGTATCAATTATGAAAAGCGCGAGGACACGGTGGAACTGCCAAAGCGCACAGAATAGGAGATTGAATGAAGTTCTCAAGGTTTATCAAGTCGGAACTTGACATTATTATTGAGAGCGCGAACCTTACAGAAGATGAAGAAGAAATTCTTAAGTTACTTGGGAAAGGCAAAAGCATTGAAGAAGTAGCAATGGCGATGCACGTTTGCCGGCGTACGATTGATAGAAAGATTTACAACATAAAATCTAAAATTAATAAAATTGAGGTAGAAAGAAATGGTAAAGATTACTATTGACGGTAAAGATGTCAAGCCGGCGGATGTTGTTCTTCCCGAACAGATTTTGAAAATCATCGCGGAAGCTGTCGGCGGTTGACAAAACCGTAACTTGAGTGTAGAATGTGCCGTAAATGCGATAAATGCGGCACATTCTTTATTTCAGAAAGGAGATTATAAACTATGGAATGTGTTGCTTATATAAGAGTTTCGACAGAAAGA